CACAGAATCGCTCCAGACGGTAGCGGCGGTCGCGGGCTACGGCATGACGGGCACGCTCGCGAAAGGGCTAGAGAGGGGCGACGGGAGACTGAGGGCGGGCACCGTGGCGCTCTCGGGCACCGACCGGTCGGTCTGGGTGTGCAAGATCGGGCGAATCGGGCAGTTCCCGGCGTGCATCGCACCGGGCGACTCGGGCGGCCCGCTCTGGGCTGCCGGCCGCGACGGCATCGTGCGGCTCAGCGGCGTCAACTCGTTCGTCGCTCGCACCGGAAGCCCGGCCCGCTACGTGTACGGCGAAGAGAGCGGGCACACCCGCGTGAGTCTCTACCGCAAGTGGATCGACGAGGTCACCGGCGGGCTTGACGTGCCATGCACGATGCCGGGATGCCGCGAGCCACACTGACATTCCGGTTGCCGGACGAGGAGTCCGAGTTCAGGGACGCCGTCGAGGGCCAGCGTGCGAAGTGCATCGTGATGGCACTCGACGAGCACCTCCGCGAGCAGATCAAGGGCGACGAGCTCAGTCACGAGATCGAGGTGGCGTTTCAGGAGTTGCGTGAGTGGCTGCGGAGCGAGTGTGCCGATCACGGGCTCGATCTCCTATGACGACGTTCTCGGTGCCCGGCGATCCGGTGCCTCAGCCGCGCCCGCGAGTCTCGACCGCTGGCGGGTTCGGTCGTGCGTACGTGCCGGCGAAGCATCCCGTTCATGCGTACCGTCAGGCGGTCGCCCTCGCGGCGAAGACCTCGGGCGTGTCGCTCACGGGCGATCCGGTCAGCGTGGTCATCGACGCGGTGTTCGCCCGGCCGGCGTCGCACCGCACGAAGAGCGGCGTGAAGGCGTCGGCACCCGTGCTGCCACGCTGCGACGTGGACAACGTCGCCAAGGCGATCCTCGACTCGCTCACTGGCATCGCGTGGGAGGATGACTCTCAGGTGGCGAGGCTCGTCATCGAGAAGTCATACGGCACCGAAGGACGCACGACGGTACGCATCACATGAGCGTCGCACACGCACTGACGATCCAGGGCTGGATGCACCCGACCGAGGTGGAGTGGCTCCACTCGCGAGCCGCCGGGCTCGGTCTCGTCGTCGAGTTCGGCTCGTGGCGTGGACGGTCGTCGGTCGCACTGGCGAGTGCAAAGCGTCTGCTCTGCGTCGATACGTGGCGAGGCAGCGAGGAGGGCCAGCACAAGGCACTGCTCGCCGAGGGACTCGACATCTGGGCTGAGTGGTGGCGGAACCTGCACGACTATCCGCACGCGACGCCGTGCAAGCTCGATCTCGCCGATCCGCAGGCGGTCGGTCTGCTCGTCGGCATGATCGCCGACGAAGGCGGTGCCGACATGGTCTTCGTCGATGCGGCACACGACTACGAAAGCGTGCGGCGAGACATCCAGACGGCGATGCGTCTCCTCAAGCCGGGCGGGCTGCTCTGCGGTCACGACCACTCGCACTCGTGGCCCGACGTGAAGCGTGCGGTCGATGAGCTCGTGCCGCAGCGGCAGATCCATCACTCGATCTGGTGGCACCAGTGACGATCATCGCGATCACGACGAGCGTCAACTACGCGGACTTCCTCCCGCATTGCCTGCACTGCCTCGCGGGCCACGTCGCTGGGTGCTGTGTCGTCACGGCGATCAACGACGCGAGCATCGCCGTCGCCGAGAACTACGGAGCGACGCCGCTGGTCTACGAGGGCTGGCACGACAACGGCGCGGCTTTCAACAAGAGCGGCGCGATCCGCTACGCCCAGCAAAGGATCTACGAAGCGTATCCCGATGCGTGGTATCTGCTCATCGACGCCGACACGATGGTGCCGACGAACGCTCGCGAGATCATCGAACAACACGCGACCGATCCCGAGTCGCTCTACGGTGCGAGCCGCGTGGATTTCTTCACGACCGACGCTCTCTTGGCGTCCGAGCCCGACGCCACATACGGCGAGATGTTCGCCGGCTACTTCCAACTCTACCGGCGGCAGGTGCTCTACCCCGAGTGGTCACGGGCGGCCGAGTCGTGTGATCTGGAGTTCGCTCAGCAGTTCGACTCGTGCCGCATGCTGCCGATGACGGTCGGGCACTGCGGACGGCCGGGCATCAACTGGGAGGGGCGGCGGTCGCCGCTGTGGAAGTGCTTACCCTCTTCACGATAGTGCTCAACGGCGAGCCGTACATCGAGCAGCACCTTTCCACTTTCCAGAAACTGGAAATCCCGTGGCAGTGGCGGATCGTCGAAGGCGTCGCAGCACCGACGCACTGCACCGCGTGGTGCCGCACGATGCCCGACAAGTGGCACCGGGACTGCGTCAGCATCGACGGCACGCACGAGTACGTGCGAGCGGTCAACAACACGCCGAATGTGACGTGCTCGTGGCGGCACACGCCGTGGAACGGGAAGATCGAGATGATCGCCAAGGCTCTCGAAGGCGTCGAGGAAGGCGTCGTCATGCAGGTGGACAGCGACGAGATCTGGCAGTCGTGGCAACTGGAGGCGATCTACCGGATGCTCCTGCCGCAGCCGCCGGCGACGGCGGCGCGGTTCGCGTGCCGCTACTGGGTCGGGCCGACGAAGCTCCTCACCTCCACCAAGGGCTGGGCACGCGGCGACCTCGAATGGCTGCGAGCGTGGCGGTGGGGGCCGGGCATGAAGTTCGAGCGTCACGAGCCGCCGATCGTCACGGGATTTGACCGATGCGTGAGCATCGAGAGCACCGAAGCGGCCGGGCTCGTGTTCGATCACTTCGCATACACGACGCCGCAGCAAATCGCGATGAAGCAGGACTACTACGGCTACCACGGCTTGGTCGATGCGTGGCATCGGCTCCAGGCGACGAGCGGGCCGGTGAATCTTCAGGAGTTCTTCCCGTTCGCCATCGGTGCGACGGCGGATGACATGGGGATATGACGACTATCACCATTACTGCCGACGACATCGAGGCTCACAGGCCCGACGTGCTGCTACCGCCCGACGAGGAGTTCGCGGAGCAGTACGCGCTCGACGTGGAGGACGGTCGCAGTTTTGCGTCTGAGCGATCGGTCGCACTTGTGGCGATCTGTCGCAACGCGATGCCGTGGCTGCCGCAGACGCTCAAGCTCATCGAAGAGACCGGCGAGATGTTCGGCTCTTGGCGGGCGTTCATCTGGGAAAACGACAGCAGTGACGGAACGAAGGACGTGCTCGCCGAGTGGAGCGACGGCAAGCGACGCAACGCATCGCTCAACATCAACCACCGACCGCACCTCTCGCACACGATCGACACCGAGCGGACGATCGCACTTGCCGAGTACCGATCGGAATGTCAGAAGTGGGTCCGCAACATCGATCCGGTGGACTACGTGATCGTGTTTGATTCCGACGCCTGGGGCGGGTGGAGCGTTGACGGGTTGGCGACGAGCGTGGCACACATGGAGATGGGCTGCGGCGCGGCGGCGTTGGCGAGCTACTCGTGGGCCGAGGTCAACACGACAGGCGGTCGGCTGCCGATTCACTATGACGCCTTTGCTGCGAGGCTGAATCACTGGCGGCGTCGGGATCAGCAGTGGTTCCATCACTGGCACCCTGCGGTTGGCTCAGAGCCGATTCGATTCAACTCGGCGTTCGGCCAGTTGGCTCTCTATCGAGCACAGAATTACCTCGCCATGGAGTACAGCGGCGAGGACTGCGAGCACGTCTGTGCTCATCGCACGATGCCGGGACGGCTCTACCTGAACCCGTCGAGCCGGTGCGTGTCCTTCTGGGTGCCGCGTGAACGCTTGTGATCCTGCGGCCGAGGGGGTAAACTAAGCGAAACGGCGACGGGTTGCACCCCGCCGCCGCCTCTAACCAACGTCCCCTACGCGAATAGGAGAGATGGCTATGGCTGACTCTACACAGCCGAGCGAGGAAGGCAACGCAGACCAAAAGAGAGACCAGAAAAGGGCGAGGGATCGCATCTACAGTAAGCGATATAGGCAGCGACACCCTGAAAGGAAAAATGAATCAAACAAGCGGTATAGGGAAAGAAATCCAGAGATTGTTGCCGAATCTATTCGCAAGTGCATAGCCAAAGACCCAGAAAGACATCGTCTTGCTGCCGCCGCCAGAGCTAGAGCAAGCAGGAAAAGGTTTTCTGAAAAGCATGGAGCTGCGTACACAACAGTTCGCGCGCGCAAAGATCCTCTTTTCAGGCTTTTGCGTGACATCAGGAAAAGACTTTTCATGGCGCTAAAGCAGGCTAATGCTTCAAAAAGCGATCGCACTATTAAGATGATCGGGTGCAGCCTTCCTGAGTTGCGTGAGTACTTAGAATCAAAGTTTGTGGACGGCATGTCGTGGGACAACCGAGACGAATGGCATATCGACCACATCATTCCGCTGTCACGGTTTGACCTCTCTGATCCTGAGCAGCAGGCTGCGGCTCTTCACTACAGCAATCTACAGCCGCTATGGGCGTCGGATAATTTGAGGAAGAGGAATAGGGTCCAGGGCCAGCAATGCTTCGGATTTGCATACGCCGATAGGATCGCCGACGCCGCATCGGCGAAACCCAAGAGACGGCGCAAGCGTGGCGGGCTACACGGCGACCATTGACGTTGCATTGCTTCGGGAGCAGTGGGCATCCCACATCCCGATTGCGCAGATCTGCTCGAACTTCACCGTGACCCGCGATCAGATGACGCGGTTGAAGTTCGTTTTTGACCTCCCGCCGCGACACGACAGGCGGCTACGATACAAACCTCCACGCACCCCGAAGCCCGGCGACGCCGAAGAACTCGCGAGCCAGTCGAGCCTGTCGCTGGCACCGCAGATCGCCGAGCGGGTGACGCTCGTGCAATCGCTCTGGACTTCCGAGATGCGGTTCGCACGGCAAGTCAACAAGAGCGGAGCCGCGTTCAGCCTGCGGCACATTCGCGTCGATGACCTCGTGGATCGCTTCCTCGGCGACGAGGAGGAGCCGATCGTCGAGATCGACTAACTGCAAGGGGAAGGCGGGTGCGTGCGAAACTCGGGAATCCCCGAGGAGACACGTCATGGACGCCCGAGAACTGGGTGCGACCGAGCCCGAGGTGCAGGAGTACGGTGCCGCGCTGTCGTTCTGGGACGCCTTGCGTCTCCTCCAGCGGTGGTCGCCGCTGGTGAACTACGCCCGCGAGTTCGTCGCTCAGATCGATCCCTACAAGAAGTCGCTCGTCGTCGCCGATGCGTGCGAGTGGCTCGCCCAGCAGACCGACGCCGAGCTCGACGACGAACTCGTGCGACACGTCGCCGAGGTGCTCAAGACTGCCGAGGGCGAGGCGCTCGTCCGGTTCTGCCTCTATCAGGTCGGCGTGAAATGAGCCCCGATGACATCGTACGCACCGTCGCCGTCATCGCTGCGGCTGCTCTCCTTGCTTCGCCGTACGCGGGGCAAATCCGAGATGCGGCCGCCGCAGCCGCCGAAGCCATCCGGCAGCACAGCGGCACCCTGACGCGGGTGCTCGGTGCCGGTCTGATCGTGGCGGCGGCGTGGGGCAAGATCCCGATGCCGACGCTGCCGGCGGGCCCGACGGTGTCGGTGATCGAGGTCGAGACGCCGACGGCAGAACTGCGGCGGCTCGTCGAGCCGGTCAAGGCTGCACTCGCATCGGCTCCGGTGCGAGACCGTGCCGTCTGGGCTGAGACGTGGGTGAAAGCCGGCGTCGTCGTGGCGGCCGACAGCGTCCACTCGACGCCGGTGCTGCCCGACGTGCGGTCGCTGCGTGCGTTCCAAGTCGTCGCCCTCGACGTGGCGTGGCGTCGCATCGCTGGCGTCGCGCCGGGAGCGTATCCCGGTCTCAAGGACGGCGTCGAGGCTGCGTTCGCCGAGGTGCTCGGGCTCGACGACGTGACGGTGGATGAGGATCTCCGCGACCGCTACGTGGCTCTCGTGCGTGCTCTGGCGTGGGCTGCGAGGTGACGCATGGCGCTTGAGCCGCACGCATTCGGCTATTTGCCAGACCCGGCGGGTGCCGAGGCGTTCGCCTCGACGCTGCCGCATCCGACGCTCGCCCAAGCGGGGCCGGATCTCGTCGCCGACGGCAAGACCGAAGCACATCTGTGGCCGGCGTTGCTCCAGTGCTCTCCGAACTGGAAGCGCGGCTCGCAGGGTCAGGTCGGCTCGTGCGTCGGCTGGGGCGCGGCGCTCGGCGTGGACTTCACCGCAGCCTGCGATGTCGTCTACCGACGCGAGCCCGAGGTGTGGCGTGGCCGCACGATCGAGGCATCGCTCTACGGGTTCTCTCGTGTCGAGGCTCGCGGCCAGCGTGTGAACAACGGCGGCGACGGTTCGACCGGGTTTCACGCTGCGAAGGCGATCCGTGAGTTCGGGTGCCTGCACTACGGCGTCGAGTACGGCTCGACAGTCATCGCCGAGAGCAACAAGGCGAAGCGGGATCGCGACTGGGGCCGCAACGGCGTGCCCGATGAGCTCGAACCGTACGCGAAAGGGCGTCGGTGCAGCGAGGTGACGCTCGCCACGAACTTCGAGCAGGCGGCAGCGGCGATCCAGAACGGCTACCCGGTCGTGGTGTGCAGCGGCCAGGGCTTCAGCATGAGCCGCGACGATCAAGGCTTCTGCCGGCCGGGTGGCGTCTGGTGGCACTGTATGTGCCTATGTGCGGTTCGTTGGGATCGCCCTGGGCTGCTCTGTTGCAATTCGTGGGGAGACAGCAACACCGTCGGCAAGCACTACCCCGAGACGATGCCGACTGCGGTGCGAAACTGCTCGTTCTGGATCGACGCCGATGTCTGCACGCGGATGCTCTCCGGTCGAGACTCCTACGTCTACGCCGGCTACAGCGGGTTCAAACGCACGCAGATCCCCGACTGGACTGGAGGCATCCTCGGATGAGATGGCTCGTCGTCTACACGGTCGTGCTCGTGGGATGCGTCGCCTCGCTGCCGAGCGATGACGCCGCGATCACTGCGGACCTCGCGGCCGAGACTGCTCGCGAGGTGATCCGGCTGCGTCACGAGGTCGCACCGACGCCGGTTCCGCCGGCACCGGGCGGCGTCTGTGAGAACTGCGAAGGTCGCGGATACGTGGGTGACGGGACGGTGCGTGTGGAGTGCCAGCCATGCGGAGGCACCGGCCAGCGATGAGCCTCGACGACCTCCGCGAGTACGTGTGGAAGCGGTTGCCGATGCGTCGGTACATGGTTGGCCGGCGCGTCGTGAACGATCTCGTCACGCTCGCGGTCGAGAACTGGGAGGGCGAGTACCTGGGGCACGCCGACACCGAAGAGGGACGCGAGATCGTCGGGATGTCGATCGCGAGTCGCGTGAAGAGGGCTCACCAGTGGCAGTCGGGCAAAGAGCCGCAAGAGTATTCGATGATCTGGATGCTCATGCTTGGCGCTGTTGTGTCTGGCGTCGTGCAGGTGCTCATTCGGTGGTGGTTCGAGCGACAGACAAACCGGGTGCTCATGGCAGGATGGCAGCAGGAGTTGACGCGATGACCAACGAGCAAGTGCAGAACACGTTCCTCTCGATGCTGAAGGACTACGGATTCGCGACCGTCGTGGCTCTCGCCTGCCTCTACGTGGGCCGGCAGGATGTCCTGCTCCCGCTTGTGAAGGCACACACGCAGTTCCTTGAGAAGCTCGCACAGACGCAGATCGAGATCGCCGGTGCCGTGCAGGAGCAGACCCGCCTGCTCTATGCCCTCCAGCCGCACAAGTCGCAGCAGCAGCCCACGTACAAGGTCGATGTGCAGGAGTGATTCATGGCAGAGTTCAGCCTCCTCCCCGGTCAACTCGCGCTGAAGACTCGCCAAGGCGACGAGTTCTCGGCGACCGTCACGCTCTCCGAGAGCGGCTCGCCGTTCGTGCTGACGGGCTACACGGTGACGGCGAGCATCACGTCACTCGTGGATGGCGCGAGCGTCGATGACTTCACGGTCAGCGTCGTCTCGGCGACCGCCGGGCAGGTGACGATCTCGCTTGACGAGAGCGAGACACTGGCGCTCGCGGCCGGATCGTACGAGTGGAGCCTGCGGTGGATCGCACCGGGTGCGGTCACACGCACGGCACTCGGTGGCGTGCTGGAGGTCACATGAGCATCACGGCAAGCGTCTC